TACGCTGGCTGCGCGACCTGGACACGTCGTGCAGGGTGCGGATTCATCGCCCGGTCGAGCGCGTGTTGGCAATCGTGGGCGGGCCGGCTGAGATCGGCGGCAATCGGGCGTTTCTGGAGATTATGTGCGAGGAGTTTAGCACATGACCGATGGCGTCGAGATCAAGGGGCTGTCCGAGCTGCAGGCGCTGCTGGACACGCTGCCGGCTAAGATCGAGGCCAACATTATGCGCGGCGCAATGCGAGCGGGTGCCAAGGTCATGCTGGCGTCTGCGAAAGCCAAGGCGCCGCGCAAGTCCGGCAAGCTGGCCGACGGCCTCAAGATCACAACGCGCAGCCGCAGCGGCGTCGTGACGGCCTCAGTCAAGGCCACAGGGCCGCACGCATTCCTGGCGCCGATGATGGAATTCGGAACGCAGCCGCACCTGATCAGCGTTTCGGACGAGGACAAAAAAATAAACCGGCGGCTGTCGATCAAGCGCGGCATGGTGGTTAAGGAGTCGCAAACCACATTTAATCGCCGCTTCCTGGTCATCGGCGGCCAGATAGTCGGCAAGTCAGTGAGCCACCCAGGATCACGCGCACAGCCGTTTATGCGCCCGGCGCTGGACGAAAACGCGGAGCGGGCGGTGGTGGCTGCTGGCGAGTACATCAAAAAACGGCTGGCCTCAAAGCACGGGCTGGATACACAGGACATACAGATCGGGGACGAATGAATATGAAAATCACCATGCTGATCGACGTGCCGGGCCCGGTGGACGGTAAAAACCTGGGGCGCTTTGAACAGGGCGTCACATATGACGTGGACGCAAAAGTCGCGCGCCTTTTTATGGGCTCGGCGATGGCGGTCGAGCACAAGGATCCTGCGCCGTGCCCGGTGGACGAGCCAGCGCCCGAGCCTAAGCGCGACGCGATGGGCTATGTGGTGACAGAGTGAGCGGGGTGTCGATTGCGACGCAACTGCTGGTCGTCAATTCGGCGCTGCTGGCGGTGGTGCCTGCGATCAGGATCATGGCGGGCGTGGTGCCTGTCACGACCGACGCGCCGGCCATATCACTGACGCAGGTCAGTGGAGTGGAGCGCAAGACCGTGAGCATGGCCGAGGCGTCCAGATACAAGACCGACCGCGTGCAGGTGACGATTTACGCCAAGACATATCCGGCAGTGAAACAGATCGTCGCGCTGGTGCGTGCTGCGATGCCCGTCTCGACAGGCGCCACCGTGGCAGGATGGCCCGTGCAATCCGTGCTGCACGAGAATGATGGGCCGGATTTTTTCGACGACGGGCCGGACCTCTATAGTCAATCAGTTGACTATATGGTCAGCTATACAAGATAATGCAGGCAGATTGGCCGTGATGGGCGACCGTGTATATTCACCTCTTTGGAGGCTTTCGACATGACCGTCCGCACATCCGCAACAACCACACTTCAGATCAGTGCCGGCGTGCCGGCTACGTTTAACCAAGCCGGTTATGCGGCGCTCACCTTTACCACCGTCGGCGAGATCACAAATTTCGGCGAATTCGGTCGGGAATTCACACTGGTGACGCACAATCCCGTTGCCACCCGTGGCACTCAGAAGCTGAAAGGCGCATTCAACGAGGGCACGGTCAACCTGTCGCTCGGGCTTGATACAGACGACGCCGGGCAAGTGCTTATGAAAGCCGCCGCGCTGTCTGACTCCCTGTATGCTTTCAAAATCACGGTGGCCGGCGGTGACGTGTATTACTACCAGGGGCTGACCATGATGTTCAAAGTCGGCCTAAACGACGTGAACAGCGTGCAGGCTGCCACGGCCACGATCGAGATCACGACGTCCAGCACTGGCGTCGGCATTGTCGAGGTGCTGGCATAATGGCTACGGTATTTAATGGCAGGGTGGCAATTAACGTCGAGGCCGTTTTCGAGGACGTGCTCGACATTTCCACGGCGACAATGCCAGTGGTGTTCAGCGCGGCGTCGGTGTTTACCGACGGCACTGGCGCGAATCAGGCGAAAAAGATATTCACCGACACGCGCACATTGAGCGCGAGCGCGGCGGAGTCTTTGGACCTGTACGGGTCGCTGGTGGACGCTTTCGGCGTGACCATCAATGCCGTGAAGCTCAAAGCGATCATCGTCAGCGCAGCATCTGGCAACACAAACAGCGTCCAGGTCACGCGCCCGGCTTCCAACGGTGTACCGCTGTTTATGGCGGCCAGCGATGGCATCGCGCTCACGCCTGGCGCGTCATTCTGTGCGGTGTTTCCTGATGCCAACGGCGTCGCGGTCACGGCCAGCACGGGCGACCTGATCACTTTCACAAACAGTGCCGGCAGCACCAGCGTCACCTACACGCTGATCCTGATCTACACCGTTTAACCCGAGCACCGACCGCACCGTGAACTCCTCGTCGCTGGGGAGACACGGTGCGGCACGGGCACAAACCACCAGCGAGAGGCAAAAAAGATGGACATACGCAAATTTGCAGTTTCAGAAACAGCACGCATTCAGATCAAGGATCCGCAGGGCGACGCCATTCCGGGCGCTTTTGTGACCGTATACGGGCCCGGATCTCGCCAGCACGCGCAAGCGCAGACGAACCAGCAAAACAAGCTGATGGCGCGCCTCAAGAAAAAAGCCGGCGACATTACCGTCGATCAGAAAATCAGCAACGACGCGGATTATCTGGCCGACTGCACCGAGTCGATGGAGGGCATCGAAATAGACAAGCTGCAGGGGCGCGAGCTGCACATGGCAGTGTATAGCGACCGCACGCTCGGGTTTATTGCTGACCAGGTGGCCGCGCAGATCGGTGACTGGGCAAATTTTACGAAGGGCTCGAAAGCGAGCTAAAACTGTATACCAGGCAGGCCGCCTGGCTGAATGCGCCGCAGAAAGGAAACGGCGCGACGCGCATCGAGAAAATGGACGCGGACGGCATCGCGCCCGACGTCCCGCAATGCGACGCCATGCACCTGATCGGCTATCTGTACGAAGTCGGCCCGATGATGCAGTCCGGGCCGGTGACGCACGGCGAGATCGAAAGCTGGGGCCGGAACACTGGCCGAGAGCTGTCACCGTGGGAGGCGCGCACAATCAGGTCGCTGTCGGTGGCGTATGTGGCGGAACATTACGCCGCAGCGGATCCAGCAAGGCCGGCGCCGTACCAGCGCAAGGATCAGGCGCAGGAAAATCGAAAGGCAGTTGAACGTCAAGTCAGAAACGCGATGGCGGCATATTTCGCAGCAAAGGGCAAAAAATGATTGCAGGCGCTCTGGAAATACAATTGCTCGCCAACGTGGCCCGCCTTGCAAAAGACATGCAGGACGCAAAGGGCGCCGTCACATCCGCGATGGGCTCTATCGAAAAAACTGTCGGCATTGCGCGCACCGCACTCGGGGCGCTCGGTGTCGGCCTGTCCGTGAACTATTTCAAAAATTTTGTCACTGGCGCCATTGAGGCGCAGGACGAACTGGGCAAAATGTCCCAGCGCGTCGGCGTTTCGGTCGAGCGCCTGGCCGGTCTGGAGCACGCCGCCGGAATGTCGGGCACGTCGCTTGGCACCTTGGAAAAAGGGCTCAAAACAGTTTCGACCGGGCTGTACAATGCCGACAAGGGGCTGAAGGGCGCGCAGGAGAATTTCGACGCGCTCGGCGTGAGCATTTACGACACGAACGGACAATTGAAATCAGCCGACGCCGTGATGATAGAGGTGGCCGACCAGTTTTCGAGGCTGGAGGACGGCACGCAAAAAACGGCGCTTGCAACTAAGGTTTTCGGCAAGGCCGGGCTGGAATTGATCCCGATGCTGAATGAGGGCAGCGCAGGGCTGGCCGAACTGGTGGCCGAGGGGCAGAAGTACAACCCGGTCACGGCAGAATCAGCGGCACAGGCCGAGATATTTAACGACAATCTGGACCGCCTCACCGCTGCCGGTAAGGGCATGGGGCTGGCTTTCGTTAATAACGTGCTGCCGTCGCTGGCGGCGTTTTCGCAGTGGGCTGTCGATATATCAAACGGCGACACCATCGAATACATGGACACGCTGAAGGCCGCTGCGACCGGGCTGGCGCTCGTGATCGCCGTTAAAATGGTGCCCGCGTTTGCTGCACTAACTGGCCCGATTGGTATTGCCACGGCGGCGGTCGTGGGGCTGATCGCCGCCTATGACAACCTGCAGCGGATCACCAACACCGCGCGCGAAAACTCGGTGGCGAACAACATCGCCAACGGCGCCGAGGTGATCACGTTCGCCATGTATAACGTGGTTCAGGAGATCAACAAGGCAGCCGAGGCGATGGACAACCTAGGCGGCGGTCGATCTGCCAAGGCTCGCCGCGCGGAGCTGGAAGCGCAGATTACAAAGCTGACGGCGGAGCTTGAGCGGTACGCGCTCGCGCTGGCTGACACGAAGAAACCGACCGCGGACGCTACCGCGGCTGCCGCGGTGGCCGGCGCCGCTGTTGTCGCATACGGCGAGGACGTGAAATTCACCATCGACGCGCACGACGCGCACGTCGAGGCGCTGGAAGCGTACCGGGCGGAGCAAGACAAGGCCCGCGAGGCGAACGACAAGGCGCGGCAGTCGATTGCCAGCACGATCAGGGCGCTGGAAAATGAGGAGCAGGCGCTGCACATGACCGCGCGCGCTGCTGCCGTGTTCCAGGCTGTTACCAAGGCCACCGCCGAGGGCGCCCTGCCTGCTGAGATAGCACAAATTGCTACGGCCACGGCGCGGCTGTATGACATGAAAGAGGCGAAGGATCAGGCCAGCGAGGCTGCTGGTGTGCTGCAGAAAGCCAACGACGACGCCGCGAAGGCTGCGGCGGATAACTGGCAGCGGACGCACGAGTATCTGACGAACACGTTTATCGACATTGCGAACAATGGCGGCAATGCCTTTGACAATATCGCCAAGTCATTCTCGGCAATGATTCAGCGCATGGTCGCAGAGTGGGCCGCGTCCAAGCTGATGAACCTTTTCGGCATAGGCACCGGGGCTGCACCTGGCGGCAGCGGCGTGGCCGGGTCGATCGTGTCCAGCGCCATCGGGTCGCTGCTGGGGGGCGGTGCAGGAGCGGCCACGACAGCGGCTATGGGCGCGGGCGGCATGATAGGCGGCGTCGGTGCGGCTGCAGCCGGTGGCACCGTGGCGGGCGGCGTAGGCGCTGCAGCGGCTGGCGGTGGTGGCATCATGGCCGGCATCACGGGCGCGGCATCGAGTGCCGGCAGCGCGATCATGAGCGGGCTCGCGGCGATACCTGGCTGGGGCTGGGCGCTTGGTGGCGCGGCGCTGATCGCCTCACAAATTGAAAAAGAGACGCCGAGCGGAAACGCCGGCTTCCTGATCCGTGATCTGGCCGGTGGTGGCGACGGGCGCACGTTTGACGTGCCGGCATTTGCGTCGGGGTTTGATCCTGTGGGGTTTGCACGGCGCGAGGACCAGACGGCTGCCACAGCGGTCATCGACACGTTTCGGCAGTATGACGCGGCACTAACGAACATCGCCACGGCTGCAGGGCTGCGCGTGAACTACGGGTCGAACAATTTCGGCGGATTTGATGAAAAGGGCCAAGGCGGCGGGCTGTTCTTCGGATCCGCGAACGAGGACGGGCGGGCGACCAGCGTGCCGGTTGAGCAACAGCTCACGCAATTTGTCGGCCAGTGGATAAAGGGGCTTGGCGGGCAGGTCGATCAGGCGTTAATTAACGACGTGCTGGCGGCAGGCAGTGCGGACGACATGCTGAAACGCGCGGCCATGATTGCGGGCGTCGATGGGTCGCACGCGAGCGGGCTGGATTATGTGCCGTTTGATGGCTATGTGGCCGAGCTGCACAAAGGCGAGCGCGTGGTGCCGGCGGCGGAAAATGCGCGTGGCACAGGATCCGGCATGGACGCGGTGGCGTCTGCGATCAGCACGCTGCGCGCAGAACTTGCCGATATACGACGCGCCGTTTCGCGTTCCTCTGATATTATGGACGAATGGAACGGCGGCGGGCTGCCGCAGGAGCGCACAACGTGAGCGATTCGGATTTTCTATTGATCAGGCCGGTGGCCGTTACTGACGCCATTTTGACGTCCAGCACAATACCCGAGACGGTGGCGGCGACATACAGCGGCGCGACGACCTATGCTGCCGGGGCGCTGGCGGGTCCAGCTCCGGTAGTCGGCCAGGCGCAGTCAATCTGGAAATCACTGCAGGCCGGCAACACGGGCAACGCGCAAGTGGAGGGCGTTTGGTGGACATTCGTTGCCTCAGTTTATCCAGCGTATGACGTTGCACAGGCTTATGTCGTGGGCGACTACGCGCAGGACAACACAACCCATCTGATCTATAAAAAGCTCACCAACGGCACAGGCGATGCGCTGACCAATGCGACCAAGTGGGAACTGATCGGCGCCACAAACAAATGGGCCATGTTTGACAGCAAATACCAGACGATTTCCAGCCAGTGGACGTCGATCCAAATAGTGCTGACGCCAGGCGTGATCATCACGTCCGTGGCGCTGCTGAATGCCACCGGGGCCAGTGCCACGATCCTGCAATCGGTCAGCGGCTACACTGAGACAATCCTGCTGTATAACCACGACGTGCTTTCCTGGTGGGAGTGGTATTACGAGACGCCGATCCGCACGGGCGAGGCTGTTTTCGACCAGATACCGCCGTATGCTGCCAGCACGCTGACGATCACCGTCGACAATACCGGCGGCACCGCGTCCGTCGGCGTCCTGGTGATCGGCAAGGAGAAACGGCTGGGCGCGACACAGTGGGAGGCGTCCCGCACAATCAACGACTACAGCCGGGCGGTGGAAGCGGCGGACGGCACTGTCAGTCTGACAGTCGGGAATTACTCGAAGCGGCTAAATGTCGAGGTTTTCATAGACGCTGGCTTTGAGTCCGAAGCAACGCGCATCCTTGAAGAATTCCGCGCGACGCCTTTGGTTTTCGTGGGCTCCTCGCTGTATAGTATGACCATAATTTACGGCTGGCTTGGCGGGTGGTATGTGCCGATCAGTACCACCGGGCGACCGGCCTCTATTGAGATAAAGGGTCTTGTATGACGACAATTACGCAAACGATCACCACACTGCCAGCAGCACCTGATCCGGCGACACAAACGCCCACGGCATTCAGCACCACGGCTGCGGCGTATGTTTTGGCGCAAAAAGACATGGTGCCCGAACTCAACACATGGGCCGGGCAGACAAATACGGTCGCGGGCGAAGTAAACGCAAATGCAGCGACGGCTACTACGCAAGCATCGGCAGCGTCTGTATCCGCTTTAGCGGCAGCAAACAGCGCGACCGCTTCGGCGGCAAGTGCAAACTACGTCGGCGCATATTCTGCTCAAACAGGCGCAAAGACAGCGGGCATTTCAGTCGACCACATCGGAGCACTGTGGTTGCTGAATGCGAACACGTCCGACGTGACGCTGGACGTGCCGGGCACTTCTGGCAAGTGGTCGCGTATGTTTGGCAACGGCCAGATATTCCAGCGGTCCACGAACGTGAAATTTGTGGCCGAGGACTCCGGAAAGATTTTTGAGTACACCAGCGGCACATTCACGCAAACTTTTGACCCGGCAGCAACGCTGAAGGAAAACTGGTTTGTATACGTCCGCAGCACTGGCGGCTATGTGACATTTGACCCGGACGCTGCTGAGACTATCGACAATAGCTTTATCGGGCCGGGTGAAATGTTCCTGATTATGTACAACAGCAGCTCCTCGTTTCGAGTGATTGATTGCACACCGAATGCCTCAATGCTTGGGCAAACACTCGCGTTTGAATCGAGTGGCACATTTACCGCCGTCAAAACGGGCTGGCATCGCGTCACTGTCGTGGGCGGCGGTGGGTCTGGGGCGTTGTCGCACAGCAGCGTGAGCACACAGCAGCGAGCGACTGGCGGTGCTGCTGGCGGGTTTGCGCTAAAAGAATTTTGGGCAGCGTCTGGTGCGGCATATACAGTGACAATAGGCGCTGGCGGAACAGGACCAGCGGCACGCAGTACCAGCGGCATTACTGCGGGCACTGCGGGTGGTGCAACTACCTTTGTTGGGCCGGGTGTCTCTATTACTTGCAACGGGGGGTCAGGTGGTACTGGACTGAATGGAACCAACGCCACGACCGCTGGTGCGGCTGGCGGTACTGCAACGGGTGGTGACGTTAATTACACCGGGGGCGCATCTGGTAGTGCTCAAAATACCGCAGTGGGACTGGCTGCAACTGGTGGCGGTGCTGTTGGTGTTCGTGCTACTGGCGCCGCGTCTGGGGCTGCTGTGGCGTCTGGTGGTGTTTCTGCTGCGACAGGTGGAGCGGGCACTGGTGGTGCTTCGGGGGATGCAACGGGATCATCATCAAACACATATACGGGCGGCGGCGGTAGTGCTGGCGCTGGCGCTTCTGCCACAAATGCCGTGGGCGGGGCGGCTGGCATTGGTTTTGCTGCACTTACTGCTGCACAACTAAACAGTGCCGGATCTTCTTCTGGCGGATCTTCGGTTACAGGAAACGGCGGAGGCGGGAGCGGTGGCGGATCTACATCTTCCGGCACGTCAACACTATTTGCTGGGTCGGGGGCTTGCGCTGTTACAAACAATTCTGCTGTTGTCGGCACAACAAGCCGTGGTGCTGGCTCTGGTGCTTGCGTGGTTTTTGACTTGGACGTTCTGGGCTATACAGCAAATGGCAGAGCCGGTGGCACTGGCCTTGTAATCGTGGAGTATTAATAATGACTTTTGAAATCATCGACCAGCAGGGCAACACACTCAATATTGTCGTCGCGTCTGCCGAATTCATGGCCGAGCATTACCCGCCTGTGATAACAGACGGCGCGGAGTGGTCGCAATACAGCGAAGTGCCAAGCGAGCAGGAAGCACCGGCAGTCTGCACAATGGCGCAAGCACGCAAGGCGCTGCTGACTGCTGGCATCACTGCGGCACAGGTCGAGGCGGCGTTGGCAGATGACCCGATGGCGCTTATTGACTGGGAATTCCAGACTGAAGTGCGCCGCTCCTCGCCTCTGGTGCAATCTGTTGGTGCGGCACTTGGGCTTTCAGTAGATGACCTGTTTCGACTGGCGGTGACACTGTGATCGTGCGCCCGCTGTATAGGGGGCAGGACTTGCCGACGACGCTGGCGGTCTCCATGACTGCTGCCGCCTCTGGTAGCAGCGGCATCACTGTTGCTGACGATGATGATATTGACTTCGGGACTGGGGATTTCACGATTCATTGGGAGGGGGCGCTGGATGACTATACGCCAGCGCAATACGCTAGATTTTTTGAAAAGCGGCAAGATGCTAGCAATTTTTGCGATGCTGGGCTGGTCGATCCATCTGGCACGATTAGAGTCCGCGCCACGATGGGCGGAGTTAGTGTATTCTCATGCACAAGCACTGCGGCAATAGGGCTTACTGATCGGCAAAATGCAAAAATTTCCGTAGTTGTAGTAAGAGAAGCAGCATCAACGGCAGGCTCGGCCTCTTTCTATGTAAATGGAGTGCAGCTTGGTTCTTCTGTTGCCATATCTGCCGCCGCTACAGCTAGCATCAGCAATACGGGATCGGCACGTATATCGGGCACATTTACTGAAAGACTCGCCTCCACTACTCGCGCCTTCTACCTCTACAACCGCGCCCTGTCCGCTGCTGAAGTGCTGTCCCTGTGTAATGTCGGCGTCGCTGCGGCTGACGCTGCCGCAACACAGACTCCGGTCTATGCGAGCGATTTTAGTGTCGGCGTGGATGGCTGGACCGGGACCAGCATGACCGTGGCAGGCAACATCGACGGGATTGATGGCGTGGACAATGTACTGCGATCAACGTGCAGCAGCACTGGCACGGGGCGTCGCATTGCAAAGACTGTCGCGCTCACGCTGGGGCTTGAATACTCTATTGAAATTGCAGTGTATTTTCCTGTTGCAAACGTCAGTGCTGATTCGTTCCTGATAACCAACCAGTCCGGCACAATTCTGGCGACTGGAGTTTCACAGAGCAATGTACCGGAGGGTGCATGGTACACTTACTATTTTGAATTCATCGCAGCAGTGGCCGCGACCGGGATCAGAATTTACACCGGCACCAGTGCCAGCACATCGGCAACCACAACTAACGGCGACATCATGTATATCAGTGCTTTCAATTTGAAACGTATCGGCAACACGTTAAAGCTGGAGCCGAGCGGGCTGCCAACATCGGACACCACATGGACAGACTCAAGCGGCAACGGGCTGGACGGAACACTGCCAGCAGCAGGGGCAACGAAGGTTTCAATCAGGAAATGACGGAGCGCAAAAGCATGGACGGGCTGATTAAACTGATAACCGATAATCTGATTTATGGCTGGTTCCTGCTCATGGCTTTTTGGGGCGGGACGGCGAACTATATCAGCAGGCGAGCGAGGGACAAGACTCC